CAGCCATGTCCCACTCGCGGCGGTATAGCTCCCACGCATGCCCGAGGAGGCGGCTCAGGATCACCAGGCTGCGGTCCATGCTGCGCTCGCGGCTCAGCACTTCGTCGCACAGCTCCTCGAGGGTGAGCTGAACCAGCTTGATAAGCTGCTCGTCCGGGCAGGTGACGCGGGGGGTCCTAACGATAGCGGCGCACCGCTCGATCACCCGGGCGGCGGCTGCCACGTCGTAGTTCGCGCCCGTCTCGTAATCGAGGTCGCCCATACGGGCGGGGCGGGCGACGAGGGCCGGGGCGTGCGCGGTGTAGGAGCCGACGATGTTCCGCCAGGTCCAGCCAACGTACAGGGCGAGGTAGTTCACGAGGTCCATCCTCGTGTCCAGCTCGGTGTCTCCCGCGCCGGGCGCTCCCAGCCGGTCGACCTTCCTGGCGACGTTCGGGACGATGGAGAACGCCTCACCGCGCTTACGCCAGGAGATGCCGTAGACGGCGGCTTTCTCGGAGGCGACGCGCAGGAGGAGGTCCTGGGGGCTGTTGCCGTAGTCCATGATGGTTCCTTTCGGGTGGTCAGTTTTCGGAGTCCGCGGACTAGAAGCTCTCGCGGATGGACTGTGCGTTGCCGGTGAGGGTGTAGGCGGACATGCCCGCCCGCATCTTGTCCGAGACGTTCAGCATGTTCACGATGTCCTGAACGGTCTGCTCGTTCACGCCGGGCGTGTCCGGGTTGGCCTGGGTAAGGCGAACGAGGACCTGCGTCCGGCACCCCTTGTTAATGCTCGGGGCCAGCGGCTCGTAGCCGTACAGCTCGACAACGGCCAGGAGCGGCTCGCGGTGGTGGCTCTCGTCGGCGGGGATGTCAAAGACCAGGGTCTCCTCGAGGCCGGAGCCTTCCCGCGCGATCCGCTCGACGGCCCCGTTAACGGTCACGTCGATGATCCCCCGGTCGACGGCGCAGAGGTCCGGGAACATGTTTGCGACGGCGTATCCGACGTTCATGTCCTGGTGGAGGACGGCGGCCCCCAGGTAGACGGTTTCCGCGTAGGCGGCGCGGCGGATGAGGTCGGTCAGGTTTCGGCGGTCGTGGATGTCGATCTCTCGTGCGGACATGATGATGGTTCCTTCAGTTGGTCTCAGCGTCGCGCTGGTGGATGGCAAGGGCAAACTCCACGCGCGTGTGGCCGTCGTGGGCCTTCAGCTCGTAGGTGATGAGCTTGCCGTTGTGATCGTTGCTGATCGGGATACGGACGACGGCGGTCGTCTCGCGGTGGGTGGTGAACACGTCGTCCAGGCGGACGGCGACGCGCTCGCGCTCGTAGGTGTCGAGGCCGACCGGGAGGCTGGCGAGGTACTCGCCGGTCACCTCGTCGGTGGGGAGGACGATGTGGCCCTTCTGGATGACGACGGAGTTGAAGGTGAAGGCGAAGGCCTCGAGCGCGTCCCTGAGTTTGTCCAGGACTTCCTGGGGCTGGTCGGTGGTGATCATGATCGTTGGTCCTATCAGTTGCCGAGCTGCTGGTTGATGCGGGCGATGTCGCGCGCGCCCTGCACCTGGAGGCGAATCGCGTTGAGGTCGCTCAGGCTGGCCTCGGAGATGCTGTAGGCGTAGAGGATGCCCTCGGCCAGCACGTGGATGATCTGCCAGCCGGGCGCGCCCTCGACGGTGCGGTGGTCGATGCTGATCTGGTCGATCTTCTCGGCGGGGATGAGACCGAACTTGCCGGGCAGGCCGAGCTTGTGGTTTCGCGTCCAGTAGATGAGCTTTCCGGTGTTGTCGTTGACGGGGATCTCGATCTTGTTTGCCATGATGGTGTCCTTTCAGGGGTGGCGGGTGGGAGGCCCCGCCGGGTGGTGGGGCCTCCCTGGTGTGGGTTAGCGGTTCGCCTTGGGGAGGCGGTCGCGGTTGGCCGGGTGGTTCATCCACTCGGAGACGATGGTCAGGGCGCGGTCGTAACCGATCGTGTCCTTCTCGGTGACCTCGAGGAGGCGGTTCCCGTCCTCGGCTTTGAGGATGAGGCGGTAGCCGGTGCCCTTGGTGAAGGTGACGGAGATGTTGCCGACGAAGAAGCGGCCCCGGCTGATGGCCTCGAAGCGTTCGGCGAAGATCGCGCCGGTGAAGTGCTTGGCGGGGTGGCCGGTGACGTGCTCGAGGTGGAGGTTGGTGTGGTCCCAGGTGGTGCGGAAGTTGGTCATTGTCTTGGTCCTTTCGGTTCGGGTCACCGTTTCTCGGTGACGTAATCAGTATAGCACACCCGGCGCGGGGTGTGCAAGAGAAAGCGCTAACTACTTGGTGGCCTCGCCGTGCGCGTACTTGCACACCTCAATGGGGGCATCCAGGGCGGTCTCCAGGAGCTGGCGGACGTGCTCTGCGTCCTTGTGCGAGTAGTGGTCTCGCGCCATGTCCAACTGGACGGCGGCGCGGAACGCCTTCCCGGAGATGTCGCCCAGGCTCCGGATGCGAGAAGCCTCCCGCGCCTCGATCATCTGCTGGACTTCGCGGCGCTGCTCGACGCGGCGGACGGCCTCCTCACGGTAGGCGGCCTCGCACCAGTCGATCTTCT